CTTTTAGAAGTCATAACACGACCCCTATGTTTTGTAATGTCATACTTGTCTGACATAAAATGCAATTTTACTGCCAGATACATTTGGTATGCTTTATGTGCTCGGTCAAATATCAAGTGTTGCTTGTTTTGGGAAATAGTTGAGTTCTGTAGCATTTACTTTAATCTTATCACGAAGAGATTTATTGATCAATTTAGATATGTCTTGCGGATCTAAATAATTTTCTTTACAATATTCAAGAACAGCATCCATGTGCGTCATGCGTTTTTCCTGCACAACCTTTTCGATATACAAAGAAAACTGTTTTGCGTTTTCAAACATGTTTGGTAATGTAATATTTACTTGTAGTAATGAATTTTTCGACTGTCTCATAATCTTTTAACATGACCCTATACTGCTTCCAGGCAGGAGAATCATAGTTATCTTCGCTCATTTCTTTTTCGTTAGAGTCAAGAAACTCTGTAAAGTATTTATCTAATTTCGCTTTTTGTAGCACAAAAAAATTATATGCGCTAACCAAATCGCCCTCTTTATTTACTACAACTCTAGTTGCTTCCTCGATTGTCATTGTTTAAATGTTCCTTAACAAATTTTTGAACCTGAAAATACTTTGGAAATACATACTCTTTCTCAAAATATTCGCCTTCACATTCTCCGTTTACCTCAACGAAGTAACCATTTTCTACTTTCTTAATCTTTATTTCCATTATATTCTCCAGTTATATTTTCAACCTTACATATATTATTATACTAAATCTCAGCATTAATGTCAATGGTTTTATTAAATTCTTTTTCATTCCTTTTCAATTTATGAAGAGAATTAAATCTAGTATTTTCTAAAAAGTTCGGGGATCTTTCTGGTCTCCAATCCCGAACATTAGTCCCAACCATAGGGTAATCTCGAACAAAAGAACGAACGATCTGTGTTACATTTTTTTTATCCATATTGTTGTAATCCTTTTAGTCTGTCGGCAGCATATGAAGCAGCAAATGCTTGCGGTTTAACCATTGGTATGACATTACACATACCACGAATATAACCAACAGCCTCATTAATAACACACGAAGAACCATAGTTTTCATTTGGGTTGATATCTAGATGAACTTCAATGTCATTAGAAATTTCAATAGCAAGTTCCAGATACAGTTCTGCTACTTTATAAACTTCGTTCATTAAACGTAATCTTGGTTTATTGTTTTTCTGGTCATAATCAATTTCTTTTTGAACTGCTCCAAAAATTTTACAACCATTGTTGCCATTAATGTGAACAACAACTGCAAGGATGTAATCAGCAAACCATTGTTTACCAACTTTATATCTCTCAGAATCACAACCGATATAGATTTTTGTTTCTGGTCCGCAATTGTTGATAAATTCTTTTACTTCTTGGATATCTATTTTTTGTCTGAACCTCATACTAAACTCCAAATGGTGCGAGTGGAGGGATTCGAACCCTCATGTCCAAAGACGGGAGATTTTAAGTCTCCTGTGTATACCATTCCACCACACTCGCTTTAATATGCCCATGCTACGAACGAATATCGTGTACCCTTAGTTATTTCCTCTACTCTGTGGGGGTATATGAATGTTGATGGAAAAATCATAATGTCGCCTTGTTTAAATTCTACTACTTTATCTCTTACAACAAACTCTCCGCCTTCGAAATCTTCATTCATTAATCCAAGAAATGTCAAAACAGGTATACCATCATTTTTATTTCTACGGATTAAATCAAAATGCTGTGACATAACTGTTCCAGTTTTATATTTGTTAAGTCTAATGGGTCCATGATATGTCACTAGATCTTTAAGACCAGTTTCATTATAATATCCCATCAATGCTTGTGCTAGATACTGTTCTAATACAGTTAATTTTTTGTGATACAATACATCAAGTTCTTTATTATGTAAAGAAGATTTAGTGTCGTCTGCAGCAGTATACCATTTATGTTGTTGCCACTCTGGATCACTATCATATTCTTTTATTAATTCCTGACATACTGTGCTAGGAATAACATTAAATACTTTTAGATAATCATCTACTTGCATTTTATCTCCTTGGTGGGCTGGGAGAGAATTGAACTCTCACTCAATCGATTATGAGTCGAACGCTTTACCATTAAGCTACCAGCCCAATATTATTACTATTTTTATCTGGCGGAGAGTGTGAGATTCGAACTCACGGACCCTTTCGAGTCTCTAGTTTTCAAGACTAGCGCCATAGACCACTCGACCAACTCTCCATAATTTGGCGGAAGATACAGGAATCGAACCTGTCAGCCCATTTCTGAACGAGAGTTTAGCAAACTCCTGTCGCACCTTGCAACACATCTTCCATAATTTGGCGTCGCCAGAGGGGATCGAACCCCCGACCCACAGCTTAGAAGGCTGTTGTTCTATCCACTGAACTATGGCGACAAATACTTACATACCTAATGCTGAATTTAAATCGTACGAACCTGCAAATAATCTAGTGTTAAATGCGACTGAAATTCTTTCAGTGTTACATGGAACTACATAGTGGAATATCCAGCTAGGAAATATTACTAATTTTTTTGGCTCTGGTTTGATAATGTGAATTGCATTATTATATTCATTCCATTCTTTACACGCATGTCCACCATGAGTAGAAGGAACAACATATGTATGGGAATCATTAGGATTCATCAAATATAACTCACCACTATTTTTCGATGCATAAACATAATAAACTATTGTTAAAAATTGCCTAGCATGATTATGTGGTTTTACAATAGTTTTACCTGTCTCATAATTAACCCAACCATTGAATAGTCTCTGCTCAATGCCGTCTTTAAGAGCAAACATCTGATTTAATACTGGAAGTCTTTGCTCAATCGCATTATACAACTCAATCATCTCAGGTTCATGCATTGAAAGGTGGTGCTGATGTACATCGTCAAGACCCCTCTCTTTTTGAATTTGTTTACAATAACTGTAGATACTGTCGTTATCTATATCAAGAATATCTGTAGTAACAAAGCTGGAAAATATATTTTCTAACTTCACTATATCTCCTATAAAATGGTCCGAGTGGCAGGGTTCGAACCTGCGACCCTCTGCTCCCAAAGCAGATGCGCTACCAGACTGCGCTACACTCGGTTACTTGGTGCCCCGTGACAGAATCGAACTGCCAATTGATGATTACAAATCAACTGTTATACCATTTAACTAACAGGGCAAAACTGGCTGTCTAGGGTGGGCTCGAACCACCGACCAAGTGATTAACAGTCACCTACTCTACCGACTGAGCTACTAGACAACAAACTGGTTGCAGAGGCAGGATTCGAACCTGCGATTCTCGGCTTATGAGACCAAGCGGATAGACCACTTCCATACTCTGCGTCAAAAAATTTAATCTGGTGGAGATGGCTTGAGTCGAACAAGCAGTACCAGAGGTGGCTGATTTACAGTCAGCTGGGGTTACCAATTTTCCTACATCTCCGTTATACAATGGAGCGGAATGTCAGAATCGAACTGACGACAACAGATTGGAAATCTGTAGTTTTACCATTAAACTAATCCCGCAAATCACAAGGGGCACGATGAGAGTCATCCCGACTGTCGGCTGTTATTTAAGAATAGGCGTGACGATCCCGCTCACTCCCCCACCCTACTTTGCCTCAAACTTGCGATTCGACACAAGATTTATAGAGGTCTTCTGAACTTATATTATACTACTATTTCTTTTTTATGTCAAGCATTGGAACACACGACTGGATTCGAACCAGTGACTTTACAGTTTTGCAGACTGTTGCATTGGACCACTCTGCCACGTGTGCATAGTTGTCTAGTAATTCTAATTAATTTCTGAAAAAATCTTTGACCAAGTTTGTAACTTATTCATTTTCTCATGTTTCGCAGTCATCACTGCTGCTTCATTAATAACACCACTCTCAATGAGAAGATCGATCATACACATTAGATCACCAACTTCTTCCTCAAGATGTTCACGATTCGTTACACCTTTGTATGAATCATTCATTCCAAACCGAAACACTTTACTGATTGCTTGAGTTACCTCAGCGCATTCTTCTTGTGTAATTAACATAATTTCTTTTTCAATTTCATTCATATTGTAAAATTCCTTTTTATTCACTATAAGACTAGTATACTCTCTTTCCGAATATTTGTCAAGCATTAACCTTACAGTCTGTAAGGGTATTAAGTTAGTGCTTACTAACCTCTATATCAACCCCTACATAGTAATTATACAAGTTCTTTAATTTATGTCAAATTATTTTTCTAAATCTTTATATTTTTCTAGTATATTTACCTCTGCGATGTCATTTCGAATTCTATAAAGTTCATCAGAAGTTTTACATTTATCAATTAGTTGTTCGAAATGTATTCTGGTAACTTCTGATAGAAATAGAACATCCTCAAACTTTTTTCTTTTTTTACTGTATTCGGAAAACACGTCTTCTCTTGGTTTACCTGTTATTTCTGCGATAGAATTAATATAGAATTGTTCTTCTTTTGGTTTTGTCAACTCCTCATATATTCTTGATTGTGTATAAGCATCAAAAGCATAGTTGTTTATAACAGTTTTTCTTGCCTTATTAATTACGTTTACAAGAACTTGTTTTGCTGAATTTTTATTTTGATCGAAAAGAGTAATCTGTTTTTCTACAGATTGATTTGCATAATTTAATGTGTTATTTACAGAATCCCATTTCCAAGACCAACAATTTCTAAGTGTCATTTCTTTTGGAGTTTTCGGTAATTCTCCATCATAAAAACATATGTAAAGATTATCATCTATTTCTGTATGCTCTGATATGTTAGATGTAAAATACACAATTCTATCACAATGCATATCCGCTAAAATTTTATATTTCATGTTATATCCTATAAACAAAAAGTCCTTGTGTTAAACTGTTAACTGCCAAATAATCTTGATTCCATGCTGGTGGTGAAGAAACTTTATAATTTAAAAAATCACACGCAAGTTTTTCACCAGTCGATGCGCATATCATAGAAAGATAACCATTGTATGAAACTGACAAAAGTCTGTTGTTAAGTAACTGTGGAGACCATAACTGTTCTCCTCTTAACTGTACCATCCATTTCTGATTTCCGTTTTGATCAATTGCAAACATATAGCCATCATATGTATTATTTGTAAAAATAATATGATCATTTAGTTTATCAACTACAAGATTGGGATGAAAAGATTTTCCAAAACACCTTTCAAAAATAAGTTCTCCTGTATACATATTATGTATTCTATACATACCACGTTCATCAAAAGATACTACAGTTTCTTTAAAGAAAATTAGTTTACTTCTTATCATACCAGATTTCGCAGACCATAATAGTTTTCCATTTTCTGCATCAACAGCATGTATTACATTGTCATTTGTTCCTGTAACAACAACATTATCTTTTACATTTGGTGTACATGGAATCCACTTATTTGTTTTATATTTCCACTTAGGTATACCTGTATCAGAGTCAAGACATACAATATAACCTATTTGTTCACCATTTTCAGTGCAAGTGTACACTTGTTTTCTATTCGGATCAGGTGTAATTGAAGAATGAAATGTATGACAAACTTTATTTTGCCATTTAATTTCACCAGTGTATTTGTTCATTTTTAAACTTATACCATCATATCCATTTACATATAAAGAATCTCCAACAATAGTTGGATAATTAATAATCTTACCAATAATAATTCTTTTTTGCTGCCTTTCCCATTGTGGTTCTCCTGTTTCAAGTTTATGACACATAAGTTTACCATAGTCGGTCGCCCAATAAACATTATTCTCATTTATCAAAACAGGACTTTTTATGTGTTGCATGTTTATGTTATTATCCATACAACGCCAAATTTGTTTTTTAATTATTTTTCTGGTAAATAATCTTTTACCAGATGTTACAGATTCAAATTTACCTTCCCAAATCCAAGGATCGATTCTCGTATAAAAATCGTGTTTGGAAAAAAGTGTTTCAAACTTTGTTCCCTTTATCATAATTCTTCTAGAACCAGTTTGAGACCATTTATCTACAACAGTGCAGCACCCAATTATGTCAACATTGTTTGTCTCTTTCATTAATGTCTGACGAATTTTGTAGTATGTGTTCCCATCATTCATCATATCATCTACAAAAAATGCTCTTACCTTGTGCTTTGGTAATGTTCCCTCAATAATTTTTTTTCTATTTCTATCTTTTCTTTGTTCTCTAACTATAAGTGTTTGTAATTCAACACCATCTTCAGATGCAATCATTTGAATTGCAGAAAGAATTGGTGTTGCTCCACTTCCAGTTCCAAATATAAGTTGTATATTGTGTGGCTTAATTTTTTCCCACATTTTTTGTGCTACAATTTTTAACCATTTACCCTGTAGCACAACTTCGCGAATGTCCCAATAAAATCCTTTTGGATAGTTGTGTTCTCCCCAGAACATCCCATGATTTATAATTCGGTTTTTTAAATCAATTAATTCTTTGTCCATAGTTTCTCCAAACTAGATACATTATACTATACAATACTACTTATTGTCAAGCAAATCAATCAATGCACTAAATATAGTTGGCATATGCCAAAAATTATTAGAAATATAACCCAACAAAGGTAGTAAAATGAACAAAAAGTTCGCATTATTCGTGCTTTTTGTCATGTATTTGTCCCCTGCGATCGCCCAAACATCGGTCACAACTGATTCGACTTCCAGAAGCACTTCTGAAACAACAGTAAAATCGCCACCTCCAACTGCGGTGGCTCCAGCAATCACAACTATTAATAACGATGTCTGCGCAGTTGCAGCATCAGGAGCAGT